GCCACGACTCCTCCAGACCGGGATCCCCATACCCCAATTTTCCGGGATAGGCTCATTCCCGTAGAGCAGGAGATCCCATGGAAAGCACGCGAGTTCTATCAGGGCCACCCGTTTTTTACCTGGACGCTGGCAAATACAGCCAGCTTGGACGCCGGGATAGCCGCTTTGCTGAGGGGCGCGAGTCGCCGGAAGCGCGGGAGCGTAAGGGGAAAGCCTCTTTTTCTGTACTCGCTTCGGGTGCTGTTCCAATCCGCTACTCGGAGCAGGGGCGGCTCCTGACCAATCAGGAATTGTGGGCCGCGTACCGCACCTGTGGAGAAGTCCGCGCATGTGTAGACGCTATTGTGCGCGAAGTCTCTACCTGGGACTGGTGCGTAGAAGCTGCCCTTGACCCCAAGGATCCCCGCTACGAGCGGGCCATGGGTATCGCTGCGGATGCGCAGACCTTTTTGAAGGGTCCGAATAAGGACGGGGAGCCCTGGGAAGTTTTAGTGTCAAAGATGGTGCGGGATCTGATGGTCTACGATTCGATGGCTGCTGAGCATGTCCTGGACCGCAAAGGGCGGCTGGTGGAGATTGTTGCGCTTCGCGGCTGCGATGTGCTTCAGGACATCGACCAGTACCAGCGGCTTCTGGGGTACCGGCAGCAGAATGCCATCGGCGGCGTCGTGTACTTCGACCCGCAGCAGATTCTGTACATGAACCTGTTCCCGAATACGACGGGACCGGGGGGCCTTCCTCTGATTGAAAGCCTCATCTACGAGGTCATGACGCTGCTCAATCAGAGTCGGCACCTGATGCTTGCGATGGACTCAGACGAGGTGCCCCCCGGCGTCCTGGTACTGGCCGGGATCGCCGGTGCAGCTGCGGATCGTGCGGTGGAGTCCATCAAAAACATGAAGGGGCAGGACCACAAATTGCGGGTTCTGACCACCAACAATCCGGGGGGAGTAAGCGCGGACTGGGTAGAGCTCCGACACACGCCCAAAGACCTGGACATGCGGGACGTTATCAAGGAAGTCCGTCGTGTCGTGTGGCGCGTTTTCGGGGTGAAGCCGGTGAACATGGGCGATACCGAAGCGACCCCACGCGCGACTGCGGAAGTCCAGGTGACTGCCCAGGATTCGGGGCTGATCTCGCCTATCTTGGAACAGCTGCAAGCTCTTATCAATGCACGTACCCTGCCCATGGTGGTGGGGGATCCCGCGCTGGCGGCTCTGATCCGATTCAAGTTCAACCTGGACCTGAAGGCCACGGCAAAAGACGCTTTGGATGAAGCAAGGAAGGATGCTTCCGACTTTGACCGGGGGGTGATCACAGTCAACGAAAGGCGAGCTGCCCGGAAGCTGGCGCCGGTGGAGGGGGGAGACATCCCACTGGTGAAGTCCGGTGCCGGGTATGTGCGCCTGGTAGACCTGGTGGCAGAGCCGGAAGAGGTGGAGGCACCCGAAGGGATGGATGGCTCTGAGGGCGCTGAGGGAGCTGAAGCTGAAGGGGAGGACACCGAAGAAGCGCCCGAAGGAGGCGGCAAGAAGACGGATGGTGGAGGAGTAGAGGATCCGGAGGCGGGCACATCGGAGGATGACGCCCCGGCCGATGCCAAGCCACGCGCCAGGGTGCCGCTGGCAAAGCGCAGGAAGCCCATGGCCAAGCGTGCGCAGGCGCTTTCGACGTTCAGTCTGCCTGCCCGGCCTTGGAGCCTCCTGTCGGTCCTGGTGGGCTCGGATCATGAGCCGACTGCGACCTATCAGCAGCGGTCGGATCTGCCTTCGGACTGGCAGCCAGCCGGGAAATTCAAGGGAATGCGGACCCTGGACCTTCCGGCCCTGGGAGAGCAGATCACCAAATATGGACGGGAGGTGGCCCCTCTTTACCGACGTGCGCGCCTGGAAGTGACTGCGGAGACACGCGCGACGCTGAAGGACGGGAAAATCTCCAATGAAGAGTTGCCTGCCCTGCTGAGCAGGATCAACACGTCGCTGGACAAGCTGGCGGTGGACTGGTCCGACACGACCCAGACCATCTACCGAAGTGCTGCGAGGCTTGGCCGGGATGCTGCCGTCCACTTCTCTGGGGTGCAGGTGGTGCAGGACTGGCAGACGCGGGGGGATGCCTACCATGTGCGGGCGGTGAATTACCTGATCCAGCCGAAGGGGCTGATCTCGGACATCCGCCAACAGGTGACGGAAGTTATTTTGGGCGTGGCCCGTGCCAAGCGTGCGGTGGATGTGGACCCCACAGCGGTTCTGGAAGGGGTGGATGTGGCCCTGATCCTGGGGACCATCCGCCGGATCTTCGATTCGGAGGAGTTCAGGATCTCCAACTGGTCTGGGAGATTGGTAGAGCTGGCCAACGAGATTTTCAAGTCTGGAATGGAAGAATCTTCGCTGGCTGCGCAGCCGGATCCCGCTGTTGATGCTGGCCCCGAATGGTGGTTTGAGTGGGTAGCGGTGGATGACGCCGGAACGTGCCCAACCTGCGTTTCCCAGGGAGGTTCAGGATTCAGGCCGATTTCTCAGATGACGGTGCAGCCGGGCGGCGGGACGGAATGCCGTGGCCGGTGCCGGTGCGTCCTGGTCTACTGGACTGCGGATGAGGTGAAGACTGGGAAAGCCATTTCTTTGGCCGGAGAAGTCAGAAGTGGCAGGTGGATAGTCCACAATGCCGGGTGTGGATGCCCGGACCATCGGATGGTGCCCACTCCCCCGGCCATGGTGCGGCTGTCGCCAGCGAAATAACCCACCCGACGTTAGCGCCTTTTTCGCCAGCTTGACGCTTCAGACGGTGGCCCATATCCTCGGGATGAAAGGAGCCTCTGGATGGATCCAGCGACAACTGAAGACGCGCTGCGTCAGGCCCTGCAAAGGGCAATGGACACGGCTGCGGTAGAGATGGTGGATGGGCGGAAGCAGTATGTGCTCTCCTGCCGCTCCGGTCAGTTGCGGATGCAGCTTGGCTTCCTCCACTACCGACAGGCCCCGGTCAGGGTGGCTGCTGCTGAAGGTGGTGGTGAAGCTCCCGAGACGCGCGCTGTAGGGGCCATCGCTGCCCCCGCTGAAGGCGTGTACCGTTTGGAAGGTGTGGCTTCTTCCACCTCGCAGGACTGGTACGGGACCGAGATGTCCCCCAAGTGCCTGGAAGGTATGAGCCTGCAATTCGGTAGGGGCGTTGGGGTTTTCCCATCGCATGGTAGCTGGATTGAAGGGCTGGGCTGGGATGATGAGATGGGTAGAACCGTCTCCGCAGAGCTTGAGCGTGCTCCTGTAGCTGCTCCTGCGGATGCGACGGAGCCCGGCTACCTGCTCCGCTGCATCATGGACATGGACATGCAGGAAGAGTCCTGCAAGAAGCTGAAGACCCGTCTGGAACGTGGCCAAGAGATTGGCCTGTCCATCGGCGGCTACTTCATCCAGGTCCGCTACATCATGTCTCCCGACGATGAATACGAGATCGAACGGATCATCGTGGAAGAGGTGGAGCTTGACCACCTCGCTGTGGTGCGCAACCCGGCCAACCCAGACAGCATGGGGCTGAAGCTTCTCCGCTCCGTTCCTACGGAGGCCATCCGCAGCAAACGCCCTGCACCTGCGGTGCGCTCTACGGACGATGGCGCACCTGCACCCGCCGCTACACCTGCTCCAGAAGCGGTAGCTTCGGAGCCCACTTCTGAACCTGCTCCAGATTCTTCTGGTACAGCAGCAGCGGGGGCTTCTTCTACGGAAGATTCGTCCGCTGCGTCCACTTCTTCGGCGTCGGAAGATGCCTCCCGTTCCATTCCCGCCTCCCCCACGGAGATCCCCATGACCCAGGAAGAAATTGACGCGATGATTCAGCGCGCTGTCGCGAAGGCTCTTGAGACCCGCGCTGCCGCCACTCCCGCTCCCGCCGCTGCCGCCGCTGCCTCTGCCCCGGAAGGGGAGACTGTGGAAGCTCTCCGCACCAAGCTGGCGCAAGAGCAGACCCGTGCGGCCAATCTGGAGAAGTCGCTGAACCACCTGAACGCGGGCGGCGTGCGCAGCGGCAGCGGTGGGGTCCGTACCCACAGCACCAACGACGGCGGGCTGAACCGCTCCGCGCTGGGCAAGCTGGTCACCCGCGCGAAGACCGAGGGCAAAGCCCCCCTTCTGGTGCGCGTGATTGCGGGCGATGCGGATCACGGGATCACCGGCATTCAGGAGTACCTGGACGTGAACCTCCGCGCCCGTGACGGTGCGGGTGCCATCAAACTCCGCGAAGCCAAAGACGCCGCTCCTGACATGCTGCGGGATGTCCTTGACGCCGCCTACGAAGACGGCACCGTGCGCGACTGGCAGAGCGCGGCCTGATTCTTTCCTCCCCTTCCTCCACCTCTTTCTCCAAACGGAGAACCCATGCACGAAGATAACTGGCTTGGCAATTTCGACCGTGGCGCGCACGACGCATTTCAGCGGTCGCTGGCCGTCGCGGGTGCAGGCGCAACCCTGCTTCAACCCACCATTTCCAAGGTTCTGCAACTGCTGAGCAATCGCCAGTTGGGGGCTTCCTCCACCCTCCCCCGCAAGGGCGGAACCAGCGATGGCTTCTACAGCACCCGTCGTAGTGCTGCGACCACGGGCGGAGCCTGGGTGGATGACACCACGGAGCCTGTGGAGTCGGAAGGTACCTACACCCAGGTGAAATTCACCTTCCGCACCCTGCTTGGCCGCATCAAGGTCACCCGGAAGTTGATGGCCACCGGGCGCACCTGGGGTGATGTCGCCGCCGGGGAAATGGTCGGCAAGGCCGAAGACCTTCAGCAGTCTCTGGAGACTGCCACCTTCCAGGGTGACTCTGCGGTCACCTCCACCAGCATCGACGGACTGCTCACCCTGATCGGGGCGGTATCCGGCCAGACCGTGGCCAACACCTCTTCCTCCTCCGGCGATGCGCTGTACCTGACCAAGCTGGATGCGACGATCCAGAAGGTGAAGGGCTCCGCAAACAAGGCTTCGCTGCGGATCTACTGCTCCCAGTTGGGCCACCGTCTCCTGAACGGTGCCCTTCAGGCTCAGCAGCGGTTCCAGAACACCGTGATGGTGGAAGGCGGCTTTGAGGTGGAGTCCTACCAGGGCGCCCCCATCATCGAAAGCAATGGCATTCCCGATGCCATGACCTTCAACACCACTTCGGGACGGCCCCTGGCCTTTTCGGGCGGTGCAACCACGGCGATTGTGGTGGTGAACGTCAACTACGTCTTCTACTCGGAGCTGACCCCCATGACGGTCATGCCTCTGGCGAAGAAGTCTTCGCAGTACGACGAGATCGATATGTTCAATGACCTGACCCTGGTCCTGGACAACACCTATGGCGGTGCGATCCTTGGCGGTCTGGCGGGCTGATAGCCGGGTGGTGGTGTAGGGGCGCTCGGGTGGCCGGGCGCCCCTTCTCGTTTTTGGGGAAGATGGGTTATCGTGCCTCTGGAGGTCCGAATGTGGGCTAAAAAGCAGGCACCAGAAGATAATTTCAAATTTGTCGTGTTCCGACCCGACTGGAACCCGGCCATTGAGTACACAGAGCAGAACGGCACAGAGATCCGCCGGTCGCTGAACGTCTCATGGCCGTCTGATTTTCCGCTTCCAGAGCGCGTCCCCGGTCGGGAGTCGACCTACCACCCGACGCGGGAAAAGCCCAACACCTGTATGCTTTTCATCAACACCCGGTATCTGTTTGATCGCGTGACCAAGCTGGGCTGGGTAGACGTGACCGAGCTCTGGGAAAAGGGCCTGGACCGGAAGAAGCGTCTGGCTGCGGGTGAGGAATTGCCGCCCCTGGGAGAGCCGGTAGGCGCGGCCATCCCGGCTGGAAAGGCTGCCGCAACCGGGCGCCATGCCAATAAGGAGGCCCCTGCCCCCACTCCGGCCCTGCCTCCGAAGCAGGAGCCCCCCAAGAAGGAGGTGCCCCCCAAAGCGGAGCCGGTGCGTACCGCTCCCGAGGCCCCTGCCCCCCCACCGGCCCGGCCCCCGGTACAGGAAAATCCCGCACATGCGGCGCTTTCTCCCGAAGCACAGCGGGCGTTGGTGCTTCTGGAGATGGACCTGATTTCTCTGGAGAACGCGCTGAAGGCGGAACCGTCCCTGGTGATCCGGGTGACCCTCGCAGGGGAGCGCCAGAAGCAGAAGCCTCGCAGCGGGGCGATCAAGCTCTTGGAAAATCACCTCAAGAGCGCAGTTGAACGCGAACAACCAAAGAAGTAGAGGGGTCTATGACCATCATCGCCGCTTCCGATCTGAAAAGCGCACTCCGCATCCCGGCGGCGGTGACCTTCCACGATGTGGTGCTCAGCGCGCTCGCTTCCGGGGCGAATTCCTACGTCCTGGGTTCCCTTGGGCAGACCGCGCTCAGCACGAATGAAGAGCAGGAGTACCCGGATATCTACTCCCCTGGACAGTCCAGCATCGTACTGCGGAAGCGGCCGGTGGTGAGTCTGGTGGCCCTTACCAACGACACCACCCTGCTGACCAGCGGAACCCACTACCGGGTGGATACGGAGCGCGGGATTGTCCGCTTGAAGGAAGGCACATCCTTCTCTGAAAAGCGGGATGGAGTCCAGGTTTTGTACACCTATGGCTACACGTCTGCGACGCTTCCGTTTGAAGTCAAGCACGCGACTACCGTGCTTGCGGTGGCGATGTTCAACCGCTCCAAAGATCAGGGGCTTCTGGAGCGGGATGCCAACGGGTACTCAGTCAAGGTGGACCCGATGGATGTCCCTCCAGAAGCAAGGATGATCCTCGCTCGATACCAAGACATACACCACACATAGGGGACCATCATGGCCAAGCTGATCCGGAAAAGTCGCGCATCTGACGTGAATATGGGCATCTTCAACGGGGAGAATCTGAACCTGCAACGCCATACCGAAGGGCCATACGCTGGACATTCGGTGGTGCAGGCCGCCCACGGGCAGACCATCGAAAGGCTGAAGCGAGACGGCTGGAAGGTGGTGGAGGAAGAGGCCCCGGTAGAGCCTGCCATCCCTTCGGCGCTGGTCCCCTTCGGCGATGTGCTCTCCAAGGGCTCTCTGGCAGACTTGGAAGCGATCATCACTCCAGAGCTGTCTACGGAGTCCCTGCGGGCAGCTCTGGAGGTGGAGGCCAGTGGGCGGAACCGGAAGGGCGCCAGGAAAATTCTGGAAGGGGCGCTGGCGCAGCTGGTGGGAGGAGTCCCCGCAGCGCCTGAAGAAGCTGCCCCCGCAGAAGATGTCTCCCAGGTGGAGGAGGAAGGCCCTTCCGGCCCGGAAGCCGCACACATCGCCGGTGAGGAGCCCTGACACAGCAGAAGGGTTCTGGAGGGCTACTATGGGCGTGTGGCATCAAGCCGCACCGCTCGTAGTGACGGGCAGGAGCTCCCATGCGTATTCTCGTGACCGGCGGTGCCGGTTTTATCGGTTCCCACCTGTGCAAACTTCTTCTGGAGCAGGGACACAAAGTCATGTCCCTGGACTGTCTGGTGAAGCAGGTACATCCCAGTTCCCCGGATTGGCCCGGCTACCAGCCCGACCACGCGAATCTTCAAAAATACTTTTGCAGCGTGCTGAATCCCCTTCCCAGCGGCTTCGCCTACGCCCTGGACAGCTTCAACCCCGATGCGGTGGTTCACCTTGCGGCCCTGGTAGGGGTCGGTCAGTCCGCCTACCAGATCCACGAATACACCCGCGCCAACGTCGCTGGAACGGCGAACGTCCTGGAAAAGATCCTGGACTACAACGCCAACATCAAGGCGGCCGAAGCGAAGGCTGAGGAGATTCGCGCGTTCACCCCCAAAGCAGAAGAAGACCAGTCGGAAGAAGATGCCCGCGCGACCTACCTGGATCGGATGGCGACGGCTCTGGAAGAGCTGGATCGGATCCGTTTCCGCGCCCCCATCAAGCAGGTGGTGATCGCCGGGTCCATGTCCAGCTACGGGGAGGGGGCCTATACCGCCAGCGATCCGGAGTTGAAGGCCCTTCTGGGAGGAAGCCTTCTCCGGCCCCCCGAAGATCGCGACTCTCCCCCCGGCTATGAAGGCTGGGATCCGGCCAGTCTGGTACCTGTGCCCACCCCGGAAGACTTCGGGCTTGAGCCCACCTCGGTCTACGCATGGAGCAAGGCAGAGCAGGAGCACCTTGCCTTGCTGCTGTGGCGCCTTCGTGGGCAGCGGGAAGGGCTGGATGTGAAAGTCGCCCGGTTCTTCAACGTCTATGGGGAGGATCAGGCTTTGAACAACCCCTATACCGGGGTAGCTGCGATCTTCGCAACGCGGGCGATGGCGATGCTTCCCCCGGTGATCTTTGAAGACGGCGGGCAGTCCAGGGACTTCATCCACGTTTCCGACGTGGCCAAGGCCCTGGTGGCGATCATGGGCTTTGGGGCCCCTGGTGGGGTCTACAATGTCTCCACCGGGATCCCCACCAGCATCTTGAAGATGGCCTGTCTGATCTACGCCAGCATCGCCGTGGAGTTGTTGGCTGCGGGGGACAAAGAAGCCCATGATGAGCTCATGGATCTCCTCGGGAAGATCCAGCCCACCTACAAACGCCGGGCCGGTGATATCCGCCACTGCATCGGCGACTCCACGAAGCTGCGGGGGCTGGGCTGGGCTCCTGAAGTCGGTCTGGAGGAGGGGATCCGGAGCTACGTCCGCTGGATCATGCAGCAGGCTCCTGACGCTGATCCCGGCACCCTGAACCGGGCCACCAACGAGCTCCTTCAACACGGGCTGATCCGATGACGAGAAAGATCCTGTGCCTGGGAGGGTCCACCACCATCGGCGTGCGGTCTACGCGCGGGTGGCCTGAGCACCTTCAGCAGACCCTGGTGGGCAAGGCCCTGGTCCACAATGCCGGGGAGGCAGGCGCGCGCCTGGTGGACATCCTGCGGGGGCTGCCTCAAGTCCTCCACTACCACCGGGGCCCCAAAGCCATCATCATCCAGGTGCCCTTGCATGATGCGCGTGGGGGCGGGCTGCCCCCGTCTGAAGTGGGGATCCTGCTGCAGCAGATCGTGGATTGGTGCGGGGAGGTGGACCCGCAGATTATCTGCCTCGCGACACCTACCCCCATCATCACCATCGGCGGGGCTGTGGAGGGATTCAACCGCCCTTCCCGGCGATGGCACCCGAAAGCGGTGCAGGTGGTGACGGAATTGGCGGAAGAGCTGTCTCTACCGCTGATCCCCTTTCATCTGCTGTCGGTAGACGGGATGATAGATCAGGTCCATCCTGGACGCCGGGGCTACGAGTGGATGGGGCAGACCGCCGCTGCCACGGTTCTGGAGGCCTGGGGTCGCCTGGGGATCTGAAGCCGCAGAGCGGATAGAGTGGTGGATATGGAGCTTCCATGTCCACCATTTTTTCTATCGCTACCAACACCTCCACATGGTACCGCTCCACGGCCTTGGTCCTGGACGCAGCCGCTCCCGTAGCATCGCACACGGCTTCCAGGCAGCCCGTGCGGGCGTCCTGCCTTCAGGTACAGCTGACCGGCACCCCTACCGGCACAGTGACCATCTCCGGCACTGTAGAGGGCGTAGCGGATACGGAAGTCCTGACGTGGACGGGTACCCCAGCCCACAAGGTCACCCGTAAAGCGTTCACGGCGATTTCTGGTATTGCCACTTCGCTTTCTGGTGCGGTATCCATCGCGATCACGGCTGTAGGCGCTGATGGATCTCCGCAGGCAGCAACAGAAACGCTGAAGTCTGGCTGGCCGGTGGTCTTCAAGGAGCGGTCGCTGTCTTCCTATCGCCAGGAAGCCCCTGGGAATGAGAAGAAAGTAGGAGGGGTGATCCTGGTGGCCTATGAGGAGACATGGCGCCCCCGTGAAGGGGATCTGGTAGTCCTGGACACGGGGGAGACGCTGGAAGTCGTAGGAATTCCCACCACTGGCGGCGGGCTTCAGCCCGATCATTGGAAGGTGCAGAGCAATCGGCGCGAAGGCGCGGTGTAGCTGCCGCTTCCGGCTACTATGAGGCAAGCCACTTGGCTGGAGCCTCAATGCTTTTGCGAGATTTTGCCCATGACACCCTGATCATCATCCCGACGGTGGCGAAGCCGTCGGTTCTGGTCCCTGCTTTTTCCCAGTTGCTACGACACCTGGACGGCACCCGCACCCATGTGGTGCTCTCGGTCAATCCGATCAACCCCGAAGACGGGGCGAAGTCCATGGAAGAGTGCTTCAACCTGTGGACCGCCTACAAAGACCAGCTTCCGGGCTGTACGCTGTCTATCTACAACCATGGGAAGCCTGCGGGCTTCGGCGGCGC